ATAGCATATCATAATCAATACTCAAATGAAAATTTAGGAACTTATTCAGACTTTATGAGTATAATACCTACAAATGTTACTTCTTGTTTCAATGGCTTTATAGCAGGAGTAGAAAACCAAAAGAATAGAGCAAAGTGCAGAGCATATAAAATTTTATTAACTGAATTAAGTCATAATATAATAAGTGATTTAGAAAATTTACAACTTGGAAAAGATTAAAGAAATATATAAATTAATAGCAGACAACAGAAATAGATTTGTTGTAGTTGCATCACGTTATACAGAAGATAAGAATGTAATTGACGAAGTAGTTCAGGAACAAATGTTATATTTTATGCAAATGAATAAAGAAACATTAATAGATATATATGAAAAAGATGGAATAGAAGGTATAGTAAAGTATGGTGCAGTAGCTATTCATAGAGCAATAACAAGTTCACGAAGTAATTATTATTATAAGTACAGGAAATACTATACAAATATTGATGAACATTACAACAGAAAACTAGCACACAAACCAACAAACTATTACCATAAAACTATTTCACAAATACCTGAAGTTATAGACGAAAGCATTTACAAGAAAAGAGCAATAGAGAAAATAGAAAAAGCTTTGGAAAATATGTATTGGTATGATTCAAAAGTTTTCACCATTTATTATAATGAATCTCATACACTCGATTCACTCGCAAAGAAGACAGGAATAAGCAGGAACTCTTTATTCAGCACGATAAAAAAAGTAAGAACAAAACTAAAAGAAATATTAAATAGTGAAGTACTTTGTAAAGAATAGTATAAGAAATGAACGGCTAAATATATGTAGAGATTGTGAACACTATTTCAAATTAACAGGATCTTGTAAAAAATGTGGGTGCTTTATGAGAATAAAAACCACATTAAGTTTTACAGAATGTCCAATAGGATTATGGTCAGCAACAAAAGAAATAGAAACACCAGAACAATTACCTAAACACTTACAAGAAGAAGTAGATGAAATCTGGGAACAAATAAAAGATGGGAAAGCAAAAGACTTTGAAACAAAATCAAAACTAATAGAACTCTATAATACTATATATGGAACAACATACAAAGCAACAACAAATTGTAGTAGTTGTTTAGCTTCAGTATTTAAAGGAATACAAAAATTTATAAAATGAAATACACAACAATTAAATCAGTATTAAGAAACCATATTAAAAACGCAGTAAGATCTTTATGGACTTGGGAAGATAATAACTTTACTTGTATATACAAAAACTATTCAGATACAGATAGAATATATACACCACAACAACTACTTAATAAATTAGAAAATGAGGTATAAGTGTAAAAATTGTAATAAAGAAATTAAAATAAATAAAGAAGTATTATTATTTATAGATAATAAATTAGTTAACAAGAACGCTTATTGTTGTAACAAACAAATGGATAGTATGGATAAGAACGAAGGTATGCCAACAATAATAAGAAACGAATCAAATTTAAGTAAGTATGACAAAGACAAGGCTTTTAAGAAGCGAAAGACAGAATAAGTATTATTGGAAATGTATAGTAAAACCATTATGTGACCACACAGGCTATCATAAATGGGAACTACATAATCAACTTAAAGATATGTTTATATTAAGTACAACAAAAGAATTAGATAAACAAGACTTTAACCAATACTGTGAAGAAATAAGGGCGTGGGCTTCAGTTGATTTAGGAGTACATTTACAAGCACCAAACGAAAACAAATAATTTCTATTATATAGTATGGACAAACGAACAGAACGAACACAAGACAATAAATCACTATTGTTAAAAGCATTAGAAAAATCATTAGGTATAGTAACCGAAGCTTGTGACAAGGCAGGTTTAAGCAGAACACAGCATTACAAGTGGTACAAAGAAGATGAAGATTATAGAAAAGCAGTACAAGAGATAGATGGAATGTTTATAGACTTTGCAGAAACACATCTTAAAGAACAAATAGAAAAAGGATCAACACCTGCTACTATCTTTTACTTAAAGACACGAGGTAAGAAACGAGGTTATGGTGATAGTTTAGATATTACAAGTAATGACGAACCTATAACAATAGAATTTAACATTGAAAGTAAAACCGATACTAACAGCTAAACAAGCATTAGCATTTGAGTACCTTAAAGACAAAGAAACAAACGAGATACTTTTTGGTGGTGGTGCAGGTGGTGGTAAATCTTGGTGGTTATGTGCTTCTATAATATCTAACTGTATAACATACAAGGGGATAAGATGTTTATTAGGACGTGCTAAACTTGATAATTTAAAAAAGACTACATTAAATACTTTCTTTGAAGTTTGTAGTCAATGGAACTTAACAACACCTAAACATTATACATACAATGCACAGACGAACATTATTTCTTTTTATAACGGCAGTGAAGTTATTCTTAAAGACTTGTTTTTATATCCTTCTGATAGGAACTTTGACAGTCTGGGTTCTCTTGAACTTACTATGGCAGGAATCGATGAATGCAATCAAGTTACAGAAAAAGCAAAACAAATAGTAAGTAGTAGAATAAGATACAAGTTAGATGAATACGACCTTATCCCAAAAATACTTCTTACTTGTAACCCATCAAAAAATTGGACTTATACAGAATTTTACAGACCTGCAAAGAAAAACGAATTACCTAAATACAGAAAGTTCATACAAGCATTAGTAGATGATAATAGAAACATATCTAAACACTATAAAGAACAATTAGGTAAATTAGATAAGTTAAGTAAGGAACGTCTGCTGTTTGGTAATTGGGAATATGATGCAACAGACGACAGTTTAATAGACTATGATGCTATTGTAAGTTTATTTGATAATAAAGGGGTAGAAGGTAATAAATACATAAGTTGTGATGTTGCACGATTTGGAAGCGATAAGACAGTTATAATATATTGGGAAGGGTTACATATTAGAAAGATAAGAACGTTGCTTAAATCGTCTATAAATGACGTTGTAGACAATGTTAGACAAATACAACAAGATAATCAAGTACCATTAAGGAATATAGTAATAGATGAAGATGGAGTAGGTGGTGGTGCAAAAGATTATTTAAGATGCCAGGGGTTTGTAAATAATTCTAAAGCATTAAGAAAAGAAAATTACCAGAACTTAAAGACACAATGCTATTATACATTAGCAAAGAAAATAAATGAAGGTCAAGTAGGTATAGACTGCCCTGATATAACTATTAAGCAAGATATAATAGAAGAACTTGAACAAGTAAGATCTAAAAACCAAGACAAAGATACTAAACTACAAATCATTCCTAAAGATACTATAAAGTCTATTTTAGGTAGATCACCTGACTATGCAGATGCTTTAGCGATGCGTATGTACTATGAGATAAAACCATCAGGAAAATACTATGTACAATAAAAGAAAAAGCCGTGCCAAGCGACACGACTTATCCTTACTAAAAAACTAAAGGGTGATATTATGAGCAGCAAATATACAATTTTAAACTAAATATACAAATTTTCTATTATAAAGTATGAAAGCAAAGATTAGTAAAGAAGGGAAAGTTAAAGAGTATAATATTATTGATAGCTGGAATGATGTTACACTTGAAAAATGGCAGCAGTTAGTATTAGGTAAAAAGGAGTCAAAGACAAAAGAAGCTAAAGATACAATAGCTTTATTATCAGACATACCTAAAAAACTAATTGAACAAATGGCATTAAAAGATGTATCTTTAATATTTGAAAGAATATCAAAGTTACAGGTAAATGGTAAATTAAAAAAGATCTTTGAAATAGATGGTATAAAATATGGGTTCTTACCAGATTGTGATGAAATAACTTTAGGTGAATGGGCAGACATAGAACACTATATAAAAGATGGGTTAGAAGAAATTAATACTATTGCTGAAACTCATGTTAAAACAGAAAGATTTGATATTACAGAAAATAAAAGATTTTATGAATTACCAAATGATTTAATTAAAATATTAGATATAAGATTAAAGAATCATTTAAATAATAAAGATGAGTATAGAAAAGTTCCTAGACTT